ATCGGCAAAGGCGCATCCCAATGGATGATCAACCTGCGTGCCTCGGTGCGTCCGGTCGTGACCTACATCTTTGTGCTGGAACTGGTCGCGCTGAACGTGGCAGGTGTGTGGTACGCCTACACGACGGGCATCCCGTTTGCGATTGCAATGGAAAACGTATTCAGCGATGACGAAATGCTGATTCTCTCCAGCATTATTGCCTTCTGGTTTGGGACGCAAGCCTTCCAGAAAAAATGAAGGTGTCAGACGCCGCCAAGGCGATGATCAAGCATCACGAGGGCGTAAGGACGCGACCTTATCGGTGTCCGGCCCTGCTATGGACGGTCGGGGTCGGCCACGTTATAGACCCCTCACACGCGGCGGTGAAATATGAGGAACGGCGCAACCTACCGATACCCGATGGCTGGGATCGCCAGCTCACGATGGGAGAGGTGGACGCTATCTTGTCTCAAGACCTTGCGCGGTTTGAGCGTGGCGTGGCCCGACTTTGCCCTGCTTCTACTAGTCATCAAGGCCAATTTGACGCTTTGGTGAGCTTTGCCTTTAACGTCGGCCTTGGAAACCTCCAGCGCAGCAGCATCCGTATGCGCTATAACCGAGGGGATATAGAGGGCGCTGCTGACGCTTTCCTCAAATGGACAAAGGCGGCAGGCAAGGTGCTGCCGGGGCTAGTTAAGCGCCGTAACGACGAACGGGCGCTGTTTACTTCCGCTCGGCTCGCAGGGTAGCAATCTCTTGCTCTAGCACGCGGGCAATCTCCCATAACCCTTTGGCGCGTAACTCAGACAACGCCAGCCTAACCCGCTCCTCCTGCGAGGTGTTGTACTTCCACGGCATCAGGTCAATCTCCCGTTGCCATGACCCCGGCGGGCTGTCTTTATCCACCGTCACCAGTAAATCCTCCCCGACCCCCTTTTAGCCGCCCATTCTGGGGGCGGTACATGACGCCAATCTACCTCCCAAAGCCGCCGTAAAGCCTCTATAAGCCGTTTCATGGGCTACCCTCCACGGTGTAGTTGGTTGACGGGGAACGCCAGTCCCTTGGCACTTCTCCGTTGATCCACGACGGGTCTATCCATAACAGCCGATTGTTGGGATACGCAATCCATTGACCCGTATCTAAAACAATCAGGTGGTGATCCTTGCTCTGGTCAGGCACCTCGCTCCACCCGCCGTCGCACCAGAATACCGTCATCAGGTACGTTCCCGGTCGCTGCACCCCGTCACGGCCTATCGCCTTGACCCGGTGATTGCGTAGGAACGCGATTTCCTTGACCTGACAGTTGCGGCTAAAACTGTCCCACCAGCAGACCAGTTTCAAGTCCATCGGCGGGCAGGGCTTGCTAGTTAGCGCATGGATCGGGATACGCGCCCATTGTGCGCCTGACTCCAGCATGATTTGGAACATTGGCGCTCGCATCGGCTCGCTACGGAACCCAAAGACGGTGCAGAGCGTGTGTTCGTTATGCCCTTTCTCATGGTCGTGCAGGAACTCATTGCGAACGTAGGCGGTGATGTAGGGCGTGTCGCACCAGAAGTTCATACCAAGCCCTCCTTGTGCAACTGCATGATGGTGCGAGCCATACCGTCGTAGTGGGCAAGGCGCAGTTCGTCGCGGGTTAAGCCGCTCTTGCGCGTCCTGCCGTCTAGTTCGTCGTGACAGGCGCTACAGGCCCACGCACCGATCAGATCGGGTGATTTCATGCCCATGCCTGACACGCCTGCAATGCGAATATGGGCCAGCACGACGGTTTCGCTGTTGTGGTTACAAATGCCGAATATCCGCACCATGCAACCACGGCCTTTGGCCTCTTTACGCAGGTTCATAGTTAGGCTCTGGGATCGTGATGCCCATGTCTGCACACTTTGCGCCAAGCCAGTCTAGGTAATCGCTAAACTGCTGCTTGGTCATCGTTGAAGATCGCATGACCGGGCGCATCCGTTTACGGCCAAAACCCTCCAGCACCTCCCAGCCAAAACACTCGCCCAAAAAATACTCATGCAGGTCATCGCGTGTCCAGCCGCGCAATGCCTCCCCGCCGCCCTCTAGGATCGCGGGGTAGGCCACGCCCCATAAAAATCTGTTTTGCGGCTGGGTTCTAGGTTTTTTCCATATCTCTATGGTTACCGCTAACGGTTTGTCGGTCGGCAACTGCTGCACCATACGCAGCACCGCGTTAGCAATCTGCTCAGGCGGTGTGCCGGTTGGGAAGATGCGTTTCATACGCCGCACATCCCTTCGCATTCGTTGTTAAACATATCAATCTGCCCGTGGTCGGCTGCGGTAGACAAATCAACCTCGGCCAATGGCACGCAAGAACGGTGCATAAACTGTTGGCCCTTGATGCCCGGTTGGCTACGGATTGCAACGTCCACCTCTATCGCGTCAGCCCACGCCTCGGGGTCGGCCTTAATAGCACGCCACTCATGGTCGCTATGGAACGGGCAGCCGATGCAACTTGATTTCGGTGGCAGCGGGTAGCCTTTACGCTCCATCCAACGCAAACAATCGTTGCGGCTCATGCTTTTTTCAATCAAAGGCCAACGATGAATTTTCCATGCGTCTTGTGATGGTTTCATCCTCATGGCCTCATCGGTGCTGATGCCAATTAACATTTCGCACCGCACCCCCCCCCTCTGCCGAGGCGCAAGGCCAACAAGTTCCCGCGCCTTTTTTGACAATGGATTGATTTTGTATTCCATCGTGCATTGCCGTCGGCCCATTGCGCGGGTGCCGTCAGCCATTTTTATATGCCAAGGGATCGCTGCAACACGGCTGGACAGTCTTTTGCAGCGATCCAAAGTATCGCGGCGCAAATCGCCTCGCTGAACCCGATGCACGGGAAACGGTAACTGCTTCTCAAGCCAATCAAGCCACTCGTAAACCTTGCGCGGCTCCCACCCCGTATCGGCAAAGATAGCGGCCTTCACCGGCTCAAGTTCGCCGTGAGCAATCATTAGGGCCAACGTGGACGACTGCACCCCAGCGCCAAGGGAAAGAAACCGTTTCAAAGCCGCTCCTCAAAGTCTATATATCGCCAACCAAGGTACTCGGGTGTCACGGCATAAACGTCGTAATCGTACCCGCGTTCCTTGTCGGTAATTTTCCGCACTAACCAATCAGGGAATGTCGTCTTAACATCCACCAGCGCCGCTACGGTCAGGCTTGCGTTGACGATGTAGTAGTAATCAGGGCGCGGATCGGCAGCATCAAAGGACTTTTTGGCACAGATCGCAACCGTCTCAAACGGCCATGCCTCGTACCCAAAATCATGCTTGATGTGCTTGACCTCTATGCGTTTGCCCGAGGCGTATATGTCGCCCTTGTCGGCGTATTCCGCTCGGTCGGCAAAGTCACGCGCCATTCTGCGTTTCGGCAGCGTCACCGTATGCCCAAGGTTCAGCAAGTAAGTCGCCACAACAATCTCTGCTGGGCGACTTGCCCTAAACCTCGCCTCAAAATCAGAAGGGGATAGCGTCGTCATGCCAGTTGTCGTCGGTCAGCTCGGGCTGCGACTTGTCAGGCGTGCGCTGAGGCTCTCCGGTGCGTGACAAACGGCCCTCACCCTTGGCCTCAAACTTTAGCGACATGAATTTATCGCCCGTCTTTTTGCTTGTCTGTATCCAACCAGATACGTTCATGTCCACGTTATTGATGACGCACGATCCACGGTAGTCAGGGCGTTTCTCGTTGCCCTTCTTATCGTTCTTAAACAACACGCCACGCATATTGGGATCAAAGTTCGTCTGATAGTTAGCCACGGGTCTGCTCCTTTGCGATTTGGATGTATTTCTTGATTGCGCCACGCTCTTTTGCCGTCAGCGCGTCAGCCACCGCGATATACAGGTTCTGGTCGCGGTTCACCGACTCATGCACCGCTAACACGGCGATTGCGATGTCTTTCTCCTCCGCGTCCATATCAAACGCGGTGCGGAACTGCGCTACAAACTGGTCGCGCTTTGCTGGGTCAAACTGCTTGCCCAGATCGCCACGCGGATCAACCGTAAACCCTCGGCCCTGCGCGGCCTCGGCATCATCGTCAACCTGCGCCAACCCCACGATAGCGGCAAGGGCATAGCGGCGGGCATAAGTAATACCGCTGCCCTGCCCTTGTGGGCTTAAATCTTTTGAAAGAACTGGCAAATCGCTGCGTATCCATTCACCGCTGCTATGAGCCAGCGTTGTTGCTA